TTACGATAATGAACCCCGCAATAGAGAAATTGTTAGACGCATTGAAGGTTGTATTGGACGAAAGGAAAAAGTCGTCATCTGGCCAAGCAACATAACAGAAAAAGACATCAACGACATGGTTCTTGCTGGACATGATGTTCAGAGTATAGTAGAATCAAATACTTACACAGGTTTAGAAGCAAAGTTAAAGTTTAACGATTGGAAAAAAGTATGAGCAACGGGATCAAGGTTACGAAGAGAGATGGTCGCATTGAATCTCTCGATCTAGATAAGATGCACAAGATGGTAGAAGAGGCATGTAGGGGTCTTGCAGGTGTCTCTGCCAGTCAAGTTGAGATGAAGTCTGGTATTCAGTTCTATGACGGCATTACAACGGCAGAGATCCAAGAGATTCTGATTCGTGCTGCTAGTGATCTGATTGATTTGGAGACACCAAACTATCAGTATGTTGCTGCCCGTCTGCTTCTGTTTGCCCTTCGCAAGCAGTTGTATGGTCGTATGCATGAGACACCAGATCTCTATGAGCATACCAAGAAATGTGTAGAGGCAGGTATCTATGATGCCGCAATTCTTGATTCTTACACTGAAGAAGAGTTTGAAAAACTTCAAGTATGTATTGATCATGATCGTGACTATCTGTTCACCTATGCTGGTCTGAGGCAGGTTGTCGATAAATATTTGGTACAGGATCGTAGCAATGGGGACATTTACGAAACTCCCCAGTTCATGTATATGCTGATTGCGGCAACACTGTTTGCCAAGTATCCTAAGGAGACCAGACTCGATTACGTTCGTAGGTACTACAATGCCATCTCCAAACACAAAATCAACATTCCCACACCTATCATGGCGGGAGTGCGAACTCCACTTCGACAATTTGCTAGCTGTGTTCTTGTTGATGTTGATGACACCCTCGATAGCATCTTTAGTTCTGATATGGCTATCGGCAGATATGTTGCACAAAGGGCGGGCATCGGTATCAACGCAGGCAGAATCCGTGGCATCAACAGTAAGATCAGAGGTGGAGAAGTTCAGCACACGGGTGTTGTACCGTTCCTCAAAAAGTTTGAGTCAACTGTCAGATGTTGTACACAGAATGGCATCAGAGGTGGATCAGCGACAGTACACTTCCCAATCTGGCACCAAGAGATAGAAGATATCATCGTACTGAAGAATAACAAGGGAACTGAAGATAACCGTGTACGCAAACTCGATTATTCCATTCAAATCTCCAAGATCTTCTATGAGAGGTTTATCAAGAATGAAGAGATCACACTCTTCTCCCCTCATGATGTTCCAGGTCTGTATGATGCTTTTGGGACTGATATGTTTGATGAACTATATGTGGATTACGAACAAGATCAGTCTGTTCCTGGAAAGAAGATTGGGGCTCAAGATCTTATTCTAGATCTTCTAAAGGAGAGAGCAGAGACTGGTCGTGTTTATATTATGAACATTGATCATTGTAACTCTCACTCTTCCTTCAAAGACAAGGTGAACATGAGTAACCTGTGTCAGGAGATTACCTTACCTACAGATCCTATCAATCACATTGATGAGGAGATGCCTGGTGAGATTGCTCTGTGCATTCTCTCTGCTGTAAATGTTGGAAAGATTCATTCTGATAAAGAACTGGAAGAACTTTGTGATCTTTCTGTCAGAGGTCTGGAAGAACTCATTGACTACCAGGAGTATCCTGTAAGGGCAGCAGAGGTTGCTACAAAGGCACGTAGGTCCCTTGGAGTTGGTTTCATTGGTCTGGCACATTATTTGGCAAAACTTGGTTTCTCCTATGGTTCACAGGAGGCATGGGATGCTGTTCATGGTCTCTCTGAATCCTTCCAGTACTACTTGCTGAAGGCATCCAATGAGATTGCCAAAGAAAAAGGACACTGTGAATATTTTGGTCGCACTAAGTATGCTGATGGAATTCTTCCAATTGATACATACAAAAAGGAAGTAGACGAAATCACATCAGTTCAACTGCAGCATGATTGGGAAAGTCTTAGAGCATCTATCTTGGAGCACGGTCTCCGACACAGCACACTGTCCGCACAAATGCCTTCAGAGAGCAGTTCCGTTGTGTCAAATGCAACCAATGGAATTGAACCACCAAGAGATTACTTGTCCATTAAGAAGTCTAAGAAGGGACCTCTTAAGCAGATTGTTCCACAGTACTCATCCTTGAAGAATCATTACACCCTTTTGTGGGAAATGCCTGACAATAGGGGTTACATAAATGTAGTGTCTGTGATGCAAAAATTCTTTGATCAGGCCATATCTGGTAACTGGAGTTACAATCCAGAGAATTATCCTGACAATGAGGTGCCTGTTTCTGTGATGGCAAACGATCTTTTGACTACATATAAGTATGGTTGGAAGACTTCTTACTATCAAAACACCTACGACATCAAAACTGATGAAGTGGTTGAAGAGAAGTCAAAACTAGATAATTTATTAGAAGAATTAAGTCAAGCCGAGGAGGGAGAGTGTGAATCCTGTGCAGTTTAAGGTTTCTCCAATGAGTGATATTACAAAGACCCCTGTAAGGGGTATGACTGTTTTTAATCCAGAATCTCATAATACCAAAAAGCAACCTATGTTTTTTGGAAAACCATTGGGGATTCAAAGATATGATTCATACAAGTATCCTGTTTTTGAGAAGTTAACAACCCAACAACTTGGTTATTTCTGGAGACCTGAGGAGGTCTCCCTTCAAAAAGATCGTGGTGATTATCATTCACTGCGTCCAGAACAGAAGCACATCTATACTTCTAACCTGAAGTATCAGATTATGCTTGATTCTATTCAGGGTAGGGGACCAGGAATGGCATTCATTCCTTATTGTTCTCTTCCTGAATTGGAAGCATGTATGGAAGTGTGGGGATTTATGGAGATGATCCATAGTCGTTCTTACACTTACATCATCAAAAATGTTTATTCAGATCCATCTGAAGTCTTTGATACCATTATCTCTGATGAGAGAATTCTTGAGCGTGCCAGAAGTGTAACAGAGTCATATGATGACTTCATCAACGCAGCACACCAATATGATAACTCTAATGATTGGATTCATGCCTTAGAACAAGTTCCATCAGCACAGGAGTCACTCAAAGATGTCAAACGAAAACTGTACAGAGCAGTTGCCAATGTTAACATTCTTGAGGGTATTAGGTTCTACGTTAGTTTTGCTTGTAGTTTCGCCTTCGGTGAACTTAAGCTTATGGAAGGATCAGCTAAGATCATCTCTCTTATCGCAAGAGACGAAAACCAACACCTAGCAATCACTCAGAACATCCTCAATAAGTGGAGGGATGGTGATGACCCAGAGATGAAGCAAATTGCTAAAGAGGAAGAGGAGTGGGTCTATGCTATGTTTGATAAGGCAGTCAATGAAGAGAAGAGATGGGCTGACTATCTCTTCAAAGATGGATCTATGATTGGTCTAAATGATGCTCTTCTTAAGAAGTATGTTGAATGGGTTGCTAATCGTAGAATGAAGGCAATTGGTCTCAGACCAGTTTATGATATTGCTGCCAAGAATAATCCTCTTCCATGGACCCAGCACTGGATCTCTTCTAAGGGACTCCAGGTAGCACCACAAGAAACAGAAGTAGAATCTTATGTCGTTGGAGGAATTAAACAAGATGTCACCAAAGACACATTCGCAGGATTTAGTCTCTGATCCAAGAAACGAAGAAGACTTTGATACATGGGAATATGGTACAGAACCTATTCCCCATGACAAAACCTGGAAAGAAAAAACTGAAATTGAAGTAGACCAAAAAGGATGACTACATATTTGAAGAATATGAAAAATAAAACTTGGAAAAAGGTGAAGAACATCTTGAATATCCCAATCCCTGGACCTATTGTGGCAGGGTGTTTGACGGGAGCCTTATTGGGGACAACTACGGCTTTGTTTACCTTATTACCTGTAAGGTCACCCAGAGAAAATATATCGGTAGAAAGTATTTCTGGCAAAAACGAAAGCCTAGATCTACAAATCAAACTAAAAAGCGGAGAAGAGTTACGTCTGAAAGCAACTGGCGTGACTACTATGGATCTAGTCCAGAGCTTAAAGAGGATGTTGCAAAGTATGGACGGGACTCTTTTACTAGAGAAATCCTATCCCTCCACAAAACTGTAGGCAAATGTAACTTTGAAGAGACCCGTCAACTCTTTCTAAATAATGTACTTACAGAGAGATTGACAGAAGGGATCCCTGCCTACTACAATAGCAACATCCTGGGTCGTTACTATCGTAAGGATTATTTTGAGTCACCCATGCCTTGAGCAAGAGGTGGATGTAGAGTTCAACTGAATTGATGCTTAGAAAATTATTTACTGCTTTGATTGTTACTTCTGTTCCATCTGCATGTGCTTATCCAAGCATTAGCGAAATTAGTAATCCTCCCCAGGTCAATGTGGCAGCAGTTCCAATCAAAGTGGTGGAGAAGGAATGGACTTGTCCTGGATGCAATCCCAATGAACAATTTGTTCTAAAGGAGATTCAGAAAAGCACAAAGATTCGTGATAAGAATGCCCTTGCTACAATCATGGGCAATATCAAATCAGAATCTGGTTTTCGCCCTAATGTATGTGAAGGTGGCGCCATTGTACCTTACCAACAATGCCGTAGAGGTGGATATGGATTAATTCAGTGGACCACTACCAAGAGATATAATGGACTTGGTAAGTTCTGCAGAAAGTATAACTGTGACCCATCTTCTCTTGAAGGTCAGGTTCGTTATATGATTAATGAAACACAATTCCAAAAAGTCTTACCAGAATTTGAAAATCCAGGATTCTCAATCCCTCAATATATGGTTCCATCTTATTATTGGTTAGGTTGGGGCATCAAAGGACGTAGGACAAGTTACTCTTATGGTTACGTTAAAAAACTTGTATGGGCATGATTAAAAAAGTCATTAAAGGAATCAAGAAACTCAAGGGCGTTTTTATTCCAAAGAGTGAGTTTATTGAACCTAAAAAAATTAACAAAACAAAAGTTCAATCAGACTATATTGGTGTTCCAGCACCAGTAGTTCTGTCAGATGATTCTTGGTTTGGTGTTGCTACTAAGACTGAAAAGGCAATAGAGTATGTCAAGCAAAAGAATGAGGAACTCTATCAAAAACTTGCTGAAGAACCCCAATCCAAAGAGGTTGACAACATACACCAAATGATGTATGATAGAGTGACCCAATACTGGGGTACTTGGAAAGAAGAACTTTCTGATAGTCCTGGAGATTGGCAATCTGGAACTGGATACAATCAGTTCAGAGATTGACAGAGGTGGGTTTCCCCTCTATAATAAGGAAACCGCAAGACTCAATAGCTCAGCTGGATAGAGCAACTGCCTTCTAAGCAGTCGGTCGTAGGTTCGAATCCTACTTGAGTCGTTGAATACTTATTGTATTCAAGTTGCCAAATTAGCTCAGTTGGATAGAGCAGTGCTTTTGTAAAGCAAAGGTCGTCAGTTCAAGTCTGTCATTTGGCTTGGCTCTTTATAAAGAGCTATTTTATAAATAGCTCAAAAACAAGAGCCAATGACTTCAACATCTCCCACCAAAAATGCAATAAGACAAAGAAAGTGGCGTAGGGAAACCAAGCAACTTCTTGTTGAGCAAAAGGGTGGCAAGTGTTCCAAATGTGGTTATGACAAGTGCATTGCTGCTTTGGACTTTCATCATCCTAATGGTGAAGAAAAACTTGACAGATCACTACTAATGAATATAAGATCATTAGATAAGGTTCTGAAAGATGCTGAACCATTAGTTCTCCTCTGTGCAAACTGTCACAGAGAAGAACATTACCAGGGGAATTAGCTCAGTCTGGTAGAGCACCTGCTTTGCAAGCAGGCTGTCAGGAGTTCGAGTCTCCTATTCTCCACCTCGCGGAATTAGTTCAGTGGTAGAACGTCAGCCTTCCAAGCTGAATGTCAGGGGTTCAAATCCCCTAT